AACCTGTTCGCCGACAGCCAGAACAACGCCGACCCGGGATCGGCCATCCCGGTCGTCTTCGGCGTCGCCGAGGTCGGGTCGGTCGTGGTGTCGGCCGCCATCAAGGTCGAGGATCGGACATGATGCGGGGCGGTCATGCTGCGCCAGCTTTCGCCATTCGGCCGATGGCCGAACGGCTGACGCGCACGGGTGGTCCTGGCGGCGCTGTTGCCGCGCCCGCTGTTCGCGGGCGCAAGGGCGGCAAGGCCGGATCGGGCGGGCGAACGCCGGTCGAGTCGCCTGACAGCCTCTTCGCCGACAGCGTCGCGCGCATCGTCGATGTCGTCTCCGAAGGGGAAATCGGCGGGTGGGCCGATCCTGACAATCCGCGCCGCTGCATCCTGTTTGATGGAACGCCGCTCGAGAACGCGGACGGCTCGCTGAATTTCGAAGGCGTCGACTTCGAGCTGCGCACGGGCTCTGCTGATCAAGAGGCCGTCGCCGGCTTCGAGGCGGTCGAGAGCGAGCACTCGGTCGGCGTCACGGTCGAGCAGGCCCTGCCGGTGACGCGGAGCGTGACCGACGCCGACACTGATGCGGTGCGCATCACGCTCGGCGTCGGTGGGTTCTCCGATCTCGACAGCGCGAGCGGCGACCTGCGGCCAACCTCGGTCGAGATGGCGATCGAGATGCAGGTCGGCGCTGCGGCCTTCGAGGAAGTCACGCGCGTGACGATTTCGGGCAAGACAAGCTCGGGCTATCAGCGGCAAGTCCGCGTCGAGCTGCCCGAGCTGCGCCCGGTGCAGCTCCGGGTGCGGCGGATCACGGCCGACAGCAACCGCTCTAGCCTGCAGAACGCGGTCGCCTGGCAGACCTACACGGAAATCATCGACGCAAAGCTCGCGTATCCGCACACGGCTTATGTCGCGCTCACCATCCCGGCGCAGGCCTTCGGCGGCCGCCTGCCGGTGCGCACATACAAGCTCGCGGGCGTCAAATGCCTCGCGCCGGCGAACCGCGACGCCGAGACGCGGGAATATGACGAGGCCGAAATCTGGGACGGCTCGCTGACGCGAGTCGCGCACGATAATCCCGCATGGGCGCTTTACACGGCTCTGCTCGAAGAGCGCTGGGGGCTCGGCGAGTACCTGGGCGCCGCCGAGCCTGACAAGTGGGCTTTCTATCAGCTCGGCAAGTATTGCGATGAGCTGGTGCCGGATGGCGCAGGCGGCTATGAACCACGCTTCACGCTCAACGGCGCGCTGAGCACGCGCGAGCAGGCCTTCGACGTCATCCAGAAGCTCGGATCGGTGATGCGGGCGCTCACCATCTGGCGCGAGGGCGCCATTCATGTCGCCGCCGACATGCCGGCCGATCCGGTCAAGCTCGTGACGAACGCCAACGTGCAGGGCGGCCGGTTCGAATACGCCGGAACCGGCATGACGGCGCGCCATACGGCCGGTTCCGCCGCCTACCGCCATCGCGAGGACAGCTTCGCGCTCAAGCGCTCGCTCTCCTGGGATGATCCTGCGCTTGTCGCCCGCTACGGCTGGCGAGAAACCGAGCTGACGCTGCCGATGACGGCCTCTCGCGGCGAGGCACTGCGGCAGCTCAAATGGGCCATCGACACGGATACGACGCAGCGCGAGACGGTCACCTATGGCTGCGGGCTCGACCATGCCGGGTTGCGGCCCGGCGATGTCGTGCTGATCGCCGACAAGCATCGGGCCGGATGGCGTCTCGGCGGCCGGCTGCGCGAGATCGAGGCGGCGCGCCTGCGGCTTGACCAGGCGGTCACGCTCTCGGCCTCCGAGAGCTACACGCTGGCGGTCGCCAAGCGCGACGGAAGCTTCGCCGAGCTGCCGGTCGCGGTCGGTCTCTCGGGCTCGGTCGAATGGGTGCAGACGGTCGGCCCGCACGGGCTCGACGCCGAGCTGAAGCCTGGCGCGGTGTTCGTGCTGATGCAGACCAGCGCGCCGCCTCGCGCCTTCCGCATCCTGGAAATCGCGAACGACGCGCCGCCCTACGCGGTCACGGCGGTGGAGCACGACCCGGACAAATACGCACGAGTCGAGCAGGGCCTGCGGCTTGAGACCGATCCGCCCTACATCCTGACGCCCTCCGGCGCGATGCCGCCGCCGGTGGCCATCGTGGCCAGCGAATTGCTCTACCGAGACGGCTCGGCCGTGCGCGCCGCGCTCGATGTGAGCGTGAGCGCGCCCGCCGACCCGCGCGTCGCTGCGCTCGAATTGTCGATGAAGGCGCCCGGCGCCGACGCCTGGTCGAGCCTCGGGCTGCAGGTCTCGCCGCTCTGGCGCGTGCAGAACGCCGAGCCCGGCCTCTATCGCTTCCGGGCGCGCGCCTTCGACGCCCTGCAGCGCGCCGGGGCCTGGTATGAGGCCGAGCACATCGCGCAAGCGCTGCTCGCCCCGCCCGAGACCGTCTCGGGGCTCTCGGTCTCGGTCAATGGCGGGCAGGCGACGTTGCGGTGGCAGGCGGTCGCAGACCTTGACGTCGCCGCCTATCGCATCCGGCACACGGGCGATGAGGCGGGGACCTGGCCGGCGGCGCAGGATGTCGCGACGGTTCCGGCGCCGGCGACCTCGGCCGTGATGCCTGCGCTGCCGGGGCGGTGGCTCATCAAGGCCATCGACATGAGCGGCATTGAAAGCGCGGCGGCCGCGTCAGCGATCCTGTCATCGGCGCTGCTCGACGGGCTCAACGTGGTCGAGCTGGTCGAAGGCGGCGACGCCGCCGGCGGCGTCTGGGATGGCGAGGGCTCCGGCGCCGATGACGTCGAGGGCGACGTTTCGCTGATCTCGGCAGCGCTCGTGAAGGATTGGGGGCTCGTTAAGGATGTCGGGCTCATCGCGACCTTCGGCGGTCTCGCCGAGTCAGGGACGTTCACGCTGGCCGAGGTGGTCGACCTCGGCGACGTCTACGCCTGCCGCGTCTCGGCGACGCTCGCGGCCAGCGGTGCGCGGCTCGACAACCTGGTCGCCAATTGGGGGCTGGTCGCGGATGTCGGGCTGGTGAGCGGCGCGGCGCCGGAGGCGTGGCGGGCGTCGGTCGAGATTCGCACGACCGACGACGACCCGGCCGGCTCGCCGACCTGGTCGGCCTGGGCCGAGATGGTCGCCGGTGACGTCACGGCGCGGGCCTTCGAGTTCCGCGTCGCCCTGGCGCGCTTCGCGCCGCTGGTGACGCCGCGCGTTTCATCGGTCGAGATCACGGTCGACATGCCCGACAGGGTGGCGGGCGCGGATGCGGTCACGGTGCCATCGGGTGGCCTCCGCGTCTCCTACGCCCCGGCGTTCCGCGCCAGGCCGGCGCTCGCGGTCGACGCGCATGGGCTATCGGCCGGCGACCGCAAGGCCGTGACCAACGCCGACGCTACCGGGTTCGACGTGCAGTTTTTTGACGCGGGCGGCTCGCCCGTCGAGCGCGTCGTCGACTGGATCGCCAAGGGCTACGGCCGGAAAATCTAAGAAGAGCGAGAGAGAATGGCGCAGAAAAACCTCAACCTTGATCCCGAGACGCTGCTCGGAACCGAGCTGATCTCCGAGCTGAATTTGTGGGCGGCGGCGGTCAAGAGCCTGCATTCGGGCGCGACCCGGCCGAGCTATCTGACCGCCGGCGGAATGTGGGTGGACACAAGCGCGGCCGGCTTCCTGACGCTGAAACTGTATGACGGCGCGTCCGACGTCGCGCTCGCGACCGTGACGACCGCGACGCACGCCCTGGCGCTGGCCGCGCATTCGCACGCAATCAGCGACGTTACGGGGCTGCAGACGGCGCTCGACGGCAAGAGCGCGGCCGGACACGGCCACGCGCTCGAAGAAATCTCTGGCCTGGTCGCCGCCTTGGCCGGCAAGAGCGCGACCGGGCACGGCCACGCGCTCGAAGACGTCACGGGTCTGGCCGCCGCCCTGGCGGGCAATTGGTCACACGTCGGCAGCCTGACCGCCTCAGCAGACGCGACGCTCGAATTCACGGATCTCGATGAGTTCGACGAATACGAGTTCATTTTCGATGATGTTCTCCCGGCGAACGACGGGGTCCAGTTCAAGCTACGCTTGTCTTCAGATAATGGCGTCAGCTTCAACAGCGGCGCCAGCGACTACTCGTGGGCTATTCAGTGGGTTTACGACACCAGCACTACAGCTAGCGCGTACAACGGCGTTAATGTCGATGACATCCGACTTGTGGCCTCAGGTTTGGCCGTGGGGAATGGTGCAAGTGAGGGCGTGTGCGGCTCAGTTTTTCTACACAGGCATAAAAACGCGAGTGTCGAGACGCGGGTCACCGGCCGATTGATCCACAACTATTCGAACGCAAACCAGTTAGTTCACAGCCGTGTGGGCGGGCGACGTAAAGCCAACGAAGTCAGTGACGCTGCTCAGTTCTTCTTTGATTCCGGGAACATCGCTTCCGGCTCCATCCATCTCCTCGGAAGGAACTACACGACATGACCGTCAAGAGAAAACGACTGAGCGCTCGCGACGGCAACGTTGCGATTATCGAAACAACTGAGGAAGCGCTTAACCGGCCGGATCCGCCCGGGCCGACGTCGGCCGAGCTGGCCGCGACGCTCTCGCTCCGGGCCTCGGCGTTCTGGGTCGGGTTGCAGCGCGCGCTTGTCGCGAAAGGCGCCATGACGCTGCAGGATGACGTGCAGGCGCATGTCCTGGTGACGATCGAGGCCGCCGAGGCCGGCGAGGCGATCGACGCCGAAACCGCGATGGAGGCGCGCATTCGCGTCCGCACGGCCGGCGACTTCCTGCGCAATGATCCCGAGCTGCCGGGGCTGCTCGACGGCATCGGCGCGCTTCTCGGGCTCTCGCCGAGTGACATCGACGATGTGTTCCTGCGCGCCGCAGGCCTGGCGCCGCCCGAGCCCGCCTGACCGGGCCGCAGTGCGGCCGCCCTTCCCCTGACATCGCGGAGAGAGCCATGCATCTCACAGCAACCGGGGCGCTCATGCGCCTCGCGGAAACCGTCTATGCCGAGCGCGATCTCGACGACCCGCCTGGGCGCGAGCTGGCCGATGCGGCTCTCGTGCTCGCGACGGCGGGCTCGGCGCGTTGGGCGGAGATCGCCGCCCGCGTCGTCGAGGCCTGGCCCGAGCGGGAACAGGTCGGCTATCTGCGCGATCGGCGCGAGGTCATGCCCGAGACGGTTTTCGAGCATTTCTCAAAGCCGGGCGTCTGGCCCGATCCGGTCGGCGCAGGCGAGCAGATGGTCGAGCTGGTCGAGATCGAGGGCGGCGCGATCCTGACCGGCGACGGGAAGATCGACCCGGTTCTCGACGGCACGCTTGCGCCGAGTTCCGATGAGGTCGTCGCGCAGCGCTTCAATCAAATCGAGACTCGGCTCGACCAGTCGGATGAGCGGCTGAGCCAATTTGAATCAGCGCTTGCGGCGCATGAGGCGGGCCTTCAGATCGTCGCCGCGTCGCTCTCGCGCCATATCATCCGTTCCGGCGCGCTGCCGCGCTGGCGCACGCTCGAAGAGTTCAAGCTGCTCGTGATCGAGGTCATGGGGACCGAGCAGGTCCCGCTCGACCAGCTCGCCATCGATCCGGCGGCGCTGCCGACGCAGGAGGGGTGAGCCATGGGCCACGCTCCGCAGCCCTTCACGCACCCGCTTCCTGGCGTCTGGGATGGGGTCGCCGATGGTCGGCGGGATCGGCCGCCGCCGGCCGCCTATCCGCCGCCTGGCGCGGGCCTGACGCAATCGCGCACGACGCAGACGACGGCGGCCGCCTTCGCTGCGCTGCCGTTCGCAGAGCCGTCCGACCCGGAAAGCGCCGTTTCGGTTGAGAAGGTCGCCCGGCGGTGGTGGGAGATCGACCCGGCGTCCTGGCCGCTGCCGCATTTCCCGCCCGAGGAATTGCGGTGTCGGGCAGAAGACGCGCTCGGCGGCGGCCTGGTGTATCTGGCGCCCGCCGTGGGCGCGTTCCTGGAGTTCCTGCGCGCCGAGACGGGCGGGCGGCCGCTCACGGTGTCGAGCTGCTACCGCACGCGCGCATATAACGATGCGCTGCGGCGGCGCGGCTACGGGACGGCGCAGCGGTCGCAGCACATGCTCGGGCGGGCGATCGACGTACAGGTGCGCGGGCGCTCCGCCGACGCGCTGCTCGACGCCGCGTCGCGGTTCGTCGGCCCGAATGGCGAGCGTGTCGGCGGTGTCGGAACCTATCCGAGGTCTCGCGTGCCGTTCATTCATTTCGATTTCGGCCCGGCCGGCCGCCGCTGGGGCGATCCTTTCGAGCCCGGCTTCGCCGGCATGGCTGAAGACGAAACGGGGGCGATCAGCGAGGCCGAGGCCGACGACCAGGCGAAGGCCGGCCGGGCGATTGGCGGCGTTGGCGCGGGGGCGGCGACCGGCGGCGGCCTGGTCGTGACCGGGGCGGCCGGCGATCAGATCGGCCCGGAGTTCGTGCTGCAGCTCGCCCGGTACGGCGCGCCGACCGCCGTTGCGCTCGGCGCCGCCTTCGCGGCCTGGGTCTATCGGCGCGAGCTGGCCGCCTGGTCGCGCCGCGCCTGGTCGCGGATCGCGGGGCGGCTCCGATGATCGGCGCGCTGTTCGGCGGTCTGCCGACGCTCACGGCGGGGACCTGGCGCTTTCTGCGCGTGGCGGCGGCGCTGCTCGCGGCGCTCGGCGTCGTCGTCGCGGTCGTTTCATGGATCGAGCATGCCGCCGTGCTCGAAGATCGCGCCAACCGGGCGCAGCAGGCGCAGGCGGAAACCGAGCGGGTAAGGGAATGGGTGAATGATAAACGCGAAACAGCGGATTGGCGCGACGCTTTGCCTGATCTTGGGGCTGAGCGGCTGCAGCTCATGGGGGGAGAAGGCGGCGAGCATCAATCCGGTGGCGGTGGAGCCGACGCCGATTCCGCCGGCGACGCGCCTTGAGATCGGCGCGGCGCTGCGCCGGATCGGCGATGAGGAAACCGGGCGCCCGATCCCGCGCGCCGAGCGCGAGCCGATGACGGATGCGGAGGCTGCGGCGATCCTGGAGGGCGTGCGGGCCTGCTGGATCGACCGGGGGGCGATGCGGCAGGCGCTGGGGGCGGCGAAACGGCTGAGCGAGTGAGGGCGGCCGCGTTGGCGGCGAGGGATGCGAGAGAGGGCGGCGGGTGAGCGACGCAATCACGTTGGGATATCAGGACGCGGCGGCGCTCGGCGGGCTCGCTGTCGCTGCTGCGGGCCTTTACTGGCAAGTGCGCCGGGCCGTTCGCGCCGACATGAAGGCCGAACGCGAGGTGATCGCCAGCGAGCGCGCCGCGCTTCTCGAACAGCACCAGGCGCTTAACGCCCGGCTGCAGGATCACATCGACCGCATGCGCAAGCGCCTTGAGGCGCTCGAAGCGCGCGAGTCGACGCTGCAAGAGAGGCTGCGCGCCGTCGAGGCGGAAAACCGGCGCCTGCGGGCGCTTCTGATCGAGAAGACCGGCGGCGACGTGATCGAATTTGAGCGCCTGCAGAAGTTGCGGCCGGGCGCTGCTTAGGCTGGTTCCGAATCATCGTAAACCAGAACGCGGCGTGAACGGGCTGTGCCGCGTTTGTGCCACATCACATAGCGCTGTGCCGCCTTGTGCTGCACTCTAGGCGCTGTTTGTTCCGCCGCGAAGTGCGGCTAAGCCCTTGAAAGCGCTGGTGCCCGTAGTAAGAATTGAACTTACGGCCTCTCCCTTACCAACGGGGAATTAGTGGCGCGCAAGCCCTTGCTGCGCAAGGCGTTCCAGCTTCAACCGGCTTTTTGTGACTCGGACTTGTCAGGAGAGCAGAAAGGCGGCGGCATGGCGCCGGAACGCGAAGGCGCGGCGGGCGGCGGCCTTGAGAACGGCCGTCGCGAGATCGGCGTCGACCCTGAACCATTCTCCCCGCTCGTGCGCATGGGCGAGCTTCGCGTGCGCCCAAGCTTCCGCGTAGCGCGCGCCGATCTCGGGGACCTCGGCCGTGCGCTCAAGCCGGAGCGCCTGCGGGTTTCCAGGCTGCAGCGCGGCCATCCGCCGGGCGGGCTCGCGGGCGATCCCGAGCTTGCGCCAGTCGCCGCAGGAGATCACGTAAAGCCGCGTGAGGGCGTCGAGCGCCTGCTCGAGGTCGCCGGGGGGCGGGTCGATTCGGAAATCGACGAACGTCAGGCGGCCGCGCTGGTCGCGGCTCTCATCGAAGAGCGTTGGGCCGGTCGCCACGGTCTCGGCCTCGATCCCCGCCGAAATCCCAACCGTGCGCGAGCAGGCGCTCGGGCAGATCGGACGGCGCAAGCTTGGTGTAACGGCGCACCATCGCCGGCGACCGCCAGCCTCCGCGCGCTTCGAGGCGCAGCGTGTCGCCCGTGGCGGCATAGAACCACGTCGCCCAAGTGTGGCGCAGCACATGCGGCGTCACGTCCTGGCCGAGGCCAGCGCGCTCGCGGGCGGCGTTGAAAGCGAATGACATCTGCCCGCCGCCGTTCTCATAAAGCCGGTACGGGTTTCCCTTCGGCGTCCTGAAAGCCGCTCCGGTTTCCGGCAGGCCGTCGAGCAGGGCCTGCCAGGCGCGCTCGGGCGGGACGATCCATCTCGGGTGTCCCGTTTTGCTCGCGCCGTCTCTCTCGGCGGCGATGAGCGCTTCTCCCGAGCCCTGCGATATGTCGCGGACCTGAAGCGCCAGCAGCTCGCCCATGCGCAGGCCGGTCCCGAGCAGAACCACGACAACGCGGCGCAGGCGGGGCTTGCAGGCCGCGATGAGGGCTTCGGCTTCCTCGGGCGTGAGCCATCGCGTGCGCGGATTGTCCTGGCGCGGGCGGGGGCGCTTTCCAGCGTAGTAATTGAGGACGGCGCGCGCCGGCGTCACGGCCTGGCGGTGGCGGGTCGAGGGCTGCGCCTTGGGGTAGAGCGCTCGGCCTGCGCGCTCGATCTCGGCCTCGGTGATGTCCGACACGCGCCGGCCGCGAAAATGGATGATGAGCGGCTTGAGGAAGCGCGGGCCGTGGCCGGCTTCCATGTAGGCGAGGGCGGCTTCCTCGAAGGTGGTTTCATCAATGCCGACCTCGCGCTTGTAACGGCGCTCAAGCTCGGCGATGGCGGCCGCCTCTATTCGCCGCGCCGCCGCCTCTGCGGCCTTTCGGTCGCGCGTTCGAGTGCTTTCTCGAACGCGGAGCGAGAGCCGCTGCGCCCCGAACGTCGCGTCGACCACCCCGTCGACGTGCCAGACGTCGCCCCGTCGCTTGAGCTTGAGCATCCCTTCCCGCCTTCCGTCTTCTGCCGCGCCCGCGCCTCGCGCTCCTGGTGCTCGATTTCGAGGCGGCGGCGCAGCTCGCGAATGTCCGCCTGATAGAACAGCCGGCGCCGCCCATGATAGACGCCGACGTCGGAATGCCGGACGATCACGTCGCTGAAAGCCCGGATGCTCAAGCCGATGATGCGCGCCGCCTGCTCGCGCGTGGCGGGGACTTCGGCCCAATCTGGCAGGTCGTCAGGCATGGCGAAGCCTCACGGCTTTGACGATCTCGGCGGCGCGCCGGTAGTGGCTCGACCGTGCGGCGGCGCGCCGGCCGACGCCCTGCGCGGCCTGCGCCTCGCCCTCGAGGCGCAGCTCGGCGTCGCGCAGCGTCGCGCGCACGATCTGATCAACCTCTTGGCGGGTGTAGAGCCTTCCGGTGTCGCCATACTTGATTGCGGTTTCAGCCATGGCGCGGGCGTCCTTCCAGTTTGTCGAGTCGGCGATGCAGGCGCGCGAGCGACGCGAAACAGGCGATGCCGGCGCCGAGCGCCAGCGCCGAGACGATCAGGGCGGCGGTGGTCATGACTTCTCCTTCTCGAAAAGGTCGCCGACCGCCGGCGGGCGGCGATAGTCCTGCGCGATGGCTTCCATGATCGAGAGCCGGCGGTCGGCCTGGTCCTGCGTCATGCGGTCGGCCTGGACCTCTCGCGGATACACGCGCTTGCGCATCGCGATCTCACGCTCGAGTTCGGCGAGCTTGTCCTGCGCCGACCAGCTCATGCGGTTTCCCTCCGCTGCGGTTTTTCGGGTGTGGCGGGCTGGAATTCGCCGCACCATTCCTGCTCGCCGACATGCGGGGCGTCGAAGCTTGGGAAGTAGTCGCAAGGCCATGTCACGACAGGCGGGAACCTCCTGCACCATCCCGACCCGTCCGACTCGGGGTCGGCGCGACGCTTGAAAAAGCGGCATGCGCCGCAGCTCTCGCCGCTCATCGCCGACCGCCTTTGATGAGCGCGCGCATGCGGTCCATTTCTGCGGCGGTCGGGTAGGGCGGCACGAGCGGCCGCCCGGCGATCCCGGCGTCGAGCGTGGCGCGTTCGTCTGGCGTGAGGCCGCCAAGCGCCCGGTCGAGGCGTTCCGCGAAGCCATCGGGGATCGCGACCGGCGTCTCGATGATCTCGGTGCGGTTCTCGGGATCGCCGGCGAAGCCGCGCTCGGCGAGCTGCGCGGCGATATCCGCCGGCGGGCTGAGCTGCACGCGGCGCCCGTGCTCGATCTGCACCATGTGCGACGGCTTGAGGCCGAGGGCTCGCGCCATCTCAACGGTCGTCATCCCGCGCCCGAGGCGGATGCGGGCCAGGGCGTCTCGAAGCGGGGGGCGGCTCATGCGATGGCCTCCCGCTGGTCGCCGGCGAGGCGGGCGGAGAGGCCGGCGAACAGGCGATTGATCTCGCCGCGCGCGGCCTCGAAATCGAGCGCGCGGGCGTCGTCGGGCGCCTTCACGTCGAGCACGGTGAGCCCGTAGGGCCAGAGATCGGAATAGACCGGGCGTTGAGCGATGCCGGCCAGCAGCTCAAACCCGAGCTTGTCGGGCTTCGAGAGCATTTCGAGCACGCGCCAGACCCGAGACTCCGAGAGCGGCTGCCGGGCGTCGTATCGGTTGAGCACGACTGACCAGGTGATGCGCCCGACGTCGCGCGTCTGGCGAATGATGTTCGCCTTGGCGACGGATTCGGCATAGGCGGCCGCGTTCACGTAAGCCCGCGTCGCCGGGTCAAACTTGGCGATGAGGTCAAGGTCGACCATCGACGCGCCGAGCGGCGTGATGAGCAGATCGGCCGCGACATGCGCGACCTGTGAAAGCGTCGTATCGGCGCCGGGACAGTCGACCACGACCACATCGACGACGGGCAGCAGGTCGTCGACCGCCTCGCGAAACGCCCGGTAATCGGCGGCGAGGCGCAGCTCGCCCTGCGTCTCGCGCGAGGCCTGGACGAACCGCCGGCGCGGCAGGGTGAGCGCGTGGCCCTTCGCTTTCATGAAGGCCGCCCGGTTCTCGAAAAAGCCGTCCGTGCTGCGCTGCTGCACGTCGAGGTCGATGAGACCAACCGTCATGTCGCTCGCCAGCAGCTTCGCGACCAGGTGGCAGACGGTGGTCGACTTGCTCGACCCGCCCTTGATGTTGCCGACGACCACGACCTGCCCGGCCCAAGCCTCGCGCATGTCTTCAATGCTGAGCATCGCTCATGCCTCCCTTACCTGCCCGCGCTTCGCGCCGGCGTTGACGTTGGCCCAAGCGGTGCGCGCCGCTTCGTCGCGGTTCATGCCCTGGCCGACGAGGCGGTTGGCCTCGCGCATGGCCAGCCGCTTCAAGGCCTTCTGATCTCGGAAATATTCGGCGTTCTTCGCCATCTCTGCGGTCGGGCGAAACGCGCCATTGCTCACGACAAGCCCGCCCTCGGCGAGGTCGGTCGGCCGGCGACGCATCAGCCCGTTGTGCAGCGTGGATCGCTGGCGCTCCGGGTTGAGGTCGTCGGCGTTGACCGGCGCCAGCCCGTCGCCGACCGTGCCGCCGGCTTCAAGCTCAAGCGACTCCGGGTCGAAAACCGAGCTGCCGTCATCGCCATGGTCGCGGAAGCCTGCGCCCGCCCCGGCCGGGGCTCCCGAGATGTAATCGGCCGGGTACTCGTCAAAAGGGCGCTGGCGGGCTCCTGCAGCCCGCTCGGGCTCGGCCTGGTCGTCGCCGATGTCGTGCAGTCCGAGCCCGCCGCGCCGCTTCTCGCGCAGCTCCTGACGCCGCCGCGCCAGCTCTGCCGCGTCCTGGTCGGCCGTCGAGGCTGGCGAGGGCGGTCCTTCGGCAGGGGCGCCCTGCTCGGGCTGGACCGAAGCGCCGGCGAGCGTGTCGAGGTCGAGCGGCGCTTCCGCAGCGGGCTCGGGCTCGGGCTCATGCCGGCGCTCCATCTCGGCGGCCATGCGGCGCGCCTCGGCCATCCATCCGTCATCAGCCTTGGGCTCGGCCTGGTCGGCCGCCTCCGGCGCATCAGCCTCGGTCTCGGCCTGGTCGGCCGCCTCCGGCGCGTCGGCCTCGGGCTCGGCCTGGTCGGCCGCCTCCGGCGCATCAGCCTCGGTCTCGGCCTGGTCGGCCGCCTCCGGCGCGTCGGCCTCGGGCTCGGCCTGGTCGGCCGCCTCCGGCGCGTCGGCCTCGGGCTCGGCCTGATCGGCCGCCTTCGGCGTGTCGGCCTCGGGCTCGGCGGGCTTGCCGAACCGGATTCGGGAGAACAGGCCGGTGCGCTGTTCTCCGGTCTCGGCGGGTTCGGCCGGCGCCGAGACCGGCCGGGCGCCGGCTGCCTCGGGTTCGCCGGCGTCTGCGGCGGGCGCGCCTGCTGCGGCCGCCGGCTGCGTCTCGGGCGCGGTTGCCGGGCGCGGCGTGACTTTGAGCCCGACGCCGCCAGCGGCAATCCGCACGACTTCCGAGCCGACATCGCCAGCAAGGCGGCCGAGCGCGCCGGCGATGCGTCCGGCCCGCGTGGGGCCGCTCGGCGGGGCCGGCAGCGCGTTGCGGGCGAGCTGCGCGTCGAGCTTCGCCGAGAGGTCGGCCAGGCTCGCCGGATCGGCGCCCGCCTGGACCGCCGCGCGATAGTCGCCGAGCGCGCCGAGCGTGCGCTCGCGCTCGATCTCGGCCTGCAGGCGCGCCGCGTGGCGGGCCTGGTCGGCGAGAATCCAGCTGCGTTCGGCGTGCGCCTCGAGCGCCGCAACCGCGACGTCGCCGCGAACGAGGCTGAGCCACATCCTGCGCAGCCATCCGACCAGGCCGAGGCTCGGCCGGCGCGGGCGGGCGTGTACGCGCCACAGAGAGGCCAGCAGATCGAACAGAAGCGAGATCAGCAGGCCGCCGCAGATTTTGACGCCTTCGGGCGTCGCCCCGATGAAGCGGCCGACCGGGTTGTTGACGAGCATCAGCAGGATGGCCGCCCAAACCTGCGCGCCCCATTCGCTGCCGGTCACGGTGAGCCCTTCGAGCTTGCGGCGCAGCTCATCCGACCGCTTTTCCTTCCGGGCGGCGTCCTCGCGGAGGGCGGGCAGGCTGGCGCTCGCCTGGGCGACGGCTTCCTCGGCGGCGCGGCGGGCGCTCGCGCGGCTTTCGAGTTCGGCCGCGCGGATCGCGGCCAGGGCGACGCGGGCCTGCGCCGCTTCGCCGCGCTCGGCCGCGCGTGCCTTCTCGGCCTCGGCGAGCGCTTCGACGATGGGCTTGAGCTCTTCGCGGGCGGCGTTGGCCGCGTCGCGCGCGCCGCGCCATAGCGGGCCGTCGCCAGCCTTGAGCACGGGGTCGCCATCCTGGCCGACGCAGCCGGGCAGGCTCGCGCTGCCGTGCAGCTCGCAATCCGCGACGGCCTGCAGCCGGTCGACATCCTCGCGCAGTCGCGCCACACGCGCGCGCTCCGGCGCGAGCGGGTCATCGGTCGGCGCGTCCTGCCGGGCGGCGGCGGCCGCCGCCTCGGCGGCGCGGCGGGCCTCGGTCTCGGCCGCCAGCAGATCGGCGATGCGGGCATTGCCGGCGGCGACACTGTCAAGCGCCGACTGGATGGAGGCCTTGGCGATCCTCTGCGCCTCCGTGGCCTCGGCGATATCCTTTTCCAGGGCCGTCCGCTGCTGGGCGATCTCGGTTTTGCGCTGCGCCTGGTCCTGCGCCGTCTGCTCGCCCTTGGCGATGTAGGCATGGAAGGTCGCCGCCGAGGTGATGACCGACGCCAGCGTGATGAGCCGCGCCTGCATCAGCAGGCCTCGGCTGTAAAGGATCATGGCCAGGCAGATCATGGCGCCAAACCCGAGCGTGCCGACCATCTGCGTTGCGGTCGGCGTGCCGGTGAGGACGCCATACATGGTCGAGGCCGAGGTCGAGGCGCTGACGCCGCCGGCGAACAGCGCCGCCATGTCGAGCACGGTGAAGGGCGGGGCCTTCGCGCCCGATTGCGCCTCGCGCCGGTGGCGCAGCCAGTGGGCGAGGATGAAGGCCAGCAGCCCGAGCGCCAGCCCGTAGGGCAGCAGCTCGGGCGAGAGCGCGCGATCGAGATACGCGCCCGCCTGGAGTTGGATTTCGTCGAGCATCGGGTGCGCTCTCCTAGATGATGCCGGCGACGGCGCCGGCGCAAAGGTCGATGATGAGTTCCGCCGACGCATCGTGCGGGACGTTCGCCGGCCCGAAGGCCTCGCGCGCCGCCGCCCGCGCTTCGTCGAGCGAGCAGCGCGCCTGCAGTCTGCAATCCTGCGCCATGCTGGCGTCGCCGGCGGCGTCATGGGCGCGCGCCCTGGCGGCGCGAGAGATCGCCCCGAGGGCGTGCGCTTCGGCGCGGTGCCGGGGCTTGGCGTCGTCGCTGAGCTGGATGATGACGGCCATCACACGCCCTCCCGCGTGTGCTCGATCGCCTTGTCGGCCGGCTGCGTCCGCCAGTCGGGCCAGTCGCGCAGTTCGTTGCGGTCCTGCTTTTCCTTCACGGCGCGGGCGATGCGCTCGGGCTCCAAGCCGGCGCGCCAAGCAAGATCGAGCGAGAGCAGGATCACGTCTGCGGCTTCGGCGGCGAGCGCGTCGCGGGTGTCCTTCGCCTCTTTCGCGATGCTGCCGGGGATCGGGCCGAGCGTCGTCGCCAAGGCTTCGCTCTCGGCTTCCTGGGCGGCCTCGGCGGCCTCGCTCGCCTTGGCGAATTCGGCCAGCTCGCGCCGGATATGGTCGGACACGCCGGCGACGCGGCGTCCGGGACCGAAGGTCGCGCGGGAGAACGCGCGTTGCCGGTAGAGATGGGCGACAAGGTCGAAGCTCATGAGCGAAATTCCTTCCAGCCGCGCCGGATGGCGCGTTGTTCCGCCGCGACGCGGCGCTCGAGGTGGTCAAGGTCGATCGCCTCGCCGAGCGCCGACTCGGCGACGCGGTGCGGAGCGACGAAAGGCGGCATCGGCTGGCAGGGCTTGCCGAGCGCGTGGTCGACGATCCGCGCCATGATCAGGCGCGCGTCGGGCTTGCGCATCGCCGGCGCGCGCGGGCCGTCCGGGCGCCAGATCATCAGCGCGATCTGATTGCCGTCATGCTCTCCGAGGCTGCGCACCACGAAAGCTGCGGCGGCGGCGGCGGGATCGTCATAGCGGACGAACAGCGAGACGGCGGTCGCGCGGCAGGACTTGCGCCATATGTCGAGCATTTCTGGCGACGCCTCGCCGCGCGCCGTGTGTCGCATCGCGCCGATGGTGCCGGCGAAGGCGGCTTCGGCGTTCGCGTCGTTCGCGGCGGCGATGATGCGGTCGAAGCGCTCGAAGAAGTCCGCCCATGCGAGCGCGGCGGCCGCCATCGCTTCGACGTCGCCCTGCCGTGAGCGGCGGTCGATGATCTGCGCCGCTCGCTCGTGGCGGCCCGGCGTCTGCATCAGGGCGCGTTTCACGGCGCGCTGCAGTGGCGATGAGGTCGCGGTCATGGCTGCGCCTCCGTCATGAGGCGCGGCGGCGCTGGGGCGCGTCTGGCGCGGCGGTCGCGCCGCTCCATCCGAGAGGCCTTGTCGCGCAGGAAATCCGCCACGCGCTGCAGCGGCTCCATCTCGGCATCGGTCGCGCCCTCATAGGCCTCGCACCATTCGGCGGCGAAGCGCAGGTCATCGGGCGTCACGGGGCGGCTCACAGCGCCACGCTCGACCGACCCGGCCGGGTCAGTGCGCCTCTTGGACAGGTGGCGGCCTCGCGCTCGCGGCGGCGCTGGCGGGTGTCCGCCTCATCGCGCAGCCTCTCGGCGAAGTCCGCGAAGGTGATGGCCTCATGGGGCATTGCCCCGGCCAGCGCGTCGCAATACTCGGCGACGCCGCGCAGGGCCTCGGGCGTGAGATAGGGCGCGCGCTCGGTCATCGGGCGGCCTCCCCGATCCCGGCCGGCGGCTGGGCCGTATGTCCGGCCGGATCGTGGGCGCGCGAGTCGGCGGCCAGCAGAAGGCCGAGGACAAAGGCGAGCAGCAGCGTGTAAGCCCTGATATCGGGCGTCTGTTCAATGGAGGTAATCAGACGATGAGCAGCGACGATGAAGCCTTGCGTGAGACGATGAAAAGACTTGAGCGCGAGGCTGCGGCGGCGGCCGACTCCAAGATCGCCGCCGACCGACGCGCGTTCGAAGCCAGCCCGGTGGGCCGGTTCATTGCACTTGCGGCGCTTGTGGCGCTGGGCCTGATCGCCTGGTCTGCCATTTCCAGCGGTGGTGAAAGCGACGCAGAGCGCGACGCGCGCAGAGCGCAAGAGGCCAGCTGCAAGGCTGGTACGCTGGCCGACTGCCCGGCGCACGTAATGGTTCGCGCCCGGCGAATTGCTGACGCCATCGACGATGGTGCGGTCACGCGCTCGCAGCTTCGCCGGATGGCCGAATGCGAGACGCGCTGGTCGACTGACGCCGCAGCGCGGGTCATCTGCGCCGACCAGGTCCTGAGCGACTGAGCTGCGGCGGCGGGTTCGGAAAACAGGCATCGGGTCGCCTCCATCGGTGAACGATGGGGACGAATATGCAGTAGGGAAATCCCTACTGTCAATCAGACAGTAGGTAAAACCCTACTGGTTTTTGTTCTGCCCGCCCTCCTTTCCCGATTCGTGCAGCGTTTCCGAGGGCTTGGCGACTGCTGCGCCTTCGTTCGAAAGCCGCTCGACCAGGTCGGCGGGCAAGACAAGGCGAACGCGACTTGCGGCCACGACCTCGCGATCTCGGATCGGTGGCAGATGCGGCGCAATCGGGCCTAGAAACGCGCGCCCGGCCGGGTCAAATCTCAGGGTTTTGACCATCATTTCCCCGTCGTCGACCGAGCAAACGCAGACGTGTCCGTCGTGCTCAAGAGACGGCGCCTCTCGCGACGGTTCGTAAAACAAGACCGATCCGCGCTGCGCGTAGGGCGCGAGTGCAGACGTCATGACGTCCAGGGCGGCGAATTCCTCACCTGAGATTTTTCCGAACGCGTAAACCCATTCCGGGGCGAACTCGCTCGGGTCTATGAGCTGCACATGGTCCTCGGCCATAACCTGGCCGACGACCCGGACCGGCTCGCCACGCTCGAAAAACACAGCGGGACTTACCCGCAATTCGTGGGCCAACCGAACGAGATTATCGACGCGCAGGCTTTGTTGTCGGCCGCTGATGAAGTGCAGAACCAGCGTGTGAGTCAGGCCTGCTGCTCTCGCGAGCCCGGTAGGCGTGAGACCGCGCTCCGCCATAAGCGCTTCTAGCTTCGGGATGATCTGGTCGCGAGTGTTCATGTCGCGACCGTCCCCAATACCGCCGCAAAAGGCATGGTTGTTTTTGCCTATTGCAAGAGTAGGGAAAACCCTACTATGCTTTGAGCTATGGAACACCAGCGCGATATCGGGCCGGCCGAGCCGGAGGTGGTTGACGAGCCTGGACAGCTCATCGCCGAGATTCAGGCCTATTGCGAGGCGCGAGGGATCGAACCCTCGACGCTGGGAAAGAACGCGATCGGCGATCGCGATTTGATTGACCGGCTGATGCGCTACCGCGAACGCACACGCGACGTTGCGGCGCGCCTCCGCGCCTACATGCGTAAAAATCCTCCAAAGCGGCAGGCGTCGTGATGACGGCCTGCGCGAAACCCTCTCCCGATCCGAAGCCGCATCCTCTCTCGGGCGCCGCCGGGCGTCGGCGCTCCGACGCCGGGCTCGCCGAGGGCGTGCTCGAGCAATTGGGCGCCGCCGAGGTCTCGGCCCTCCGCGGCCATTTCGCCGACCAGCTCGCCGAGCGGCTGCGCTTCGACGCCGCGGTGGCGTTCACGCGCGGGCGCATGGGCGCGGATGAGTTCCGCATGTGGCTGCGGGCGTCGGCCCTTCTTCAGGTCGCGGACGGCGCGCCAGACGCCGCCGAATGGCCTGACCCGGCGGCGCTGCCGCTCGCTGCACAATGAGCGAGGGCGATCTCATGGGCGCTTTTACGTGTCTGGACCTCTTCAGCGGCGCGGCCGGCGCCTGGACGCTCGGCCTGCATCGCGCGGGCTTCCGCACCGTGGCGGCCGCCGAGGCTGATCCGTGGCGCCGCGAGATGTTCGCCAAGCGCTGGGGCGTTCATGTCTATGCGGACGTAAGGGAGATTACCGCCGATGCATGGGATGGCGCGCGACCTTTTCTCGTTTGCGGGTCTCCCCCCTGCCAGCACATCAGCGCCGCAAATACGCGGGGCCGTGGAGTGCTCGGAGACCGACTGTTCTTTGAGGCCGCCCGAATTGCTGACGAGCTCCGCCCTACGTGGATTGCGTTTGAGAACAGTGATCGCCTCCCAGCTCGGGGATATGACTCAGTCGCAGCATCGCTGGAAGGCGCGGGCTACGACCTTTGGCCGGTCATATTGGGTGCTGGCCATGCCGGCGCGGCCCATCGGCGCAACCGAATTTTCGTCATCGGGCGGCTTTCTGCCTCTGCCGATACCGGACAAGGACGCACTCTCGAGCAGTCATCGGGGCTCGGATGCTTGGGTGCCGACGCCGACCGCAATGGCGGGCAAATGCTCTCCGGCGACAACATGGGCGGGCGGAAGCGCAGCGCGGCCGAAGGCGCTGGCGATGATCGAATTGGCGTTGGAGGAATTTCTGCCGACGCCGACGGCGCAGGATTACGGATCGAACAAGGGCGGCGCTGCTGGCCGGACGGGGCGCGCGCGCCCATCTCTCTCGACCCTGGCGCGGGCCTGGGGCCTGTCGGGACCGCAAGCCTTGCTAGCTATCTACGCGCATATGCAGGGATTCCCCGTCGCCTGGCCGAGCGTTGGCGAGCGGCCTTCGGCGACGCGATCCCGCCGCAGATCACGGAGGTAATCGGTCACGCGATTCTGGCCTTAGAGGCGGACGAGATGGCGAGGGCCGCATGAGCGCCGCCGAAGTGACCTGGTCGGGCCTGTTCTCCGCGCTGGCGACGCTGGCCGCGCGGCAGGGCGACGACCCGCTGCAGGCCATCGACGCCGCGCTTGAGGCGGCTGAGCAGGATGCGCTCGCGTTAATCCGAACCGAGTTGAGAGCGGCCCGCGCGGCGGCTGCGGAGGCCGCGCGGCGCGAGCTGCAGGGGCTGATGCAGTCGCCGCCCGGCATGGGGTCGCTCGAAAAGCGCCGGGCGATGGCCGCCCGGCGGATGGCGATGCTCGGCGAGATCGTCGCCGAGATGAAGGCGGAGGGCTGAGAGATGGCGAGGGACACGACAGGCGAGACGGTTTTGCCGCTCGATGAGAAGGCCGGGCAGGGGACGGGCCGGGCGCTCGACACGAAAGAGCTGCGCGGCCTGGTCGAACAGTGGGATCGGCTCGAAGAGCGCGGGCAGCAGCTCGCCGAGGATCGGCGCGACTATTGGACCTGGGCGAAGGCGCGGGGCTTCGACGTCGATGGGCTCCGGCTCTACTTCCAGCGCCGCAGGAACCGGGATCGCTGGCACGCGCGGGCGGCCCTTGCCGATCTCTATGAGGATCGTCTCGACCATGACGCCGGGCCGATGTTCGACGAGCCCGAGGCGCAGACCGCCGAGGCGGAGGCTGCCGCCTTCCGTGAGGCGCTTGTGCGTGGCGGCATCTACACCATCGGGCTTGCCAACATGGTCGACGCCCGCGCCATCGCCAGAAAGTTCGGTTTCAGCGACGCGGCGGTCGAGCTTGTCATCGGCGAGGGCCGCCCCGAGGTCGTCGGCCTGCCTGGCCAGTCCTTCGGCCAGGCCGATGAGCCCAAAGCGCCGCCCAAGGCGACGATCACGCGCGTAGAGGTGACGACGCCGAAGGGGCGCACGGCCAAGCTCAAGGCCTCCGACCCGCTGGTGCGGCTGCATGCGGCGTCGGTCGAGGGCCATGGCGACTATTGCGCCTGCGACGACTGCCTCGCCCTGCGGCGCGGCATTCTCGCCGAGAAGGTGGCGGACCACGAGGCCAAGGCGGCCGAGTCGTCGGCGCGCGTCGACGCGCTGGTCGAGGCTGCCGAGCCGGCCAAGCAGGCGGCGGTCGTCGACGCTCTCGCCGGCCGGAAGCGCGCGCCCCGCAAAAAGCCCGCCGCCAAAAAGCCGGCCGCCAAAAAGCCCGCGACCAAGAAATCCGCCGAGCAGTGAGGGATCGGCCGACCCGGCCTCAGAGCCGGGCGGCCGCGCCGACCGAGGGAACCGTCATGACCGATCCGACCATGCCCGCCGCGCGGGCCGATGGCTCATCCGCGCCGCCTGCCGAGTTAACCACGCCATCGCCAGCGGTCATCCGGCGCGAGGCCGCCAGGCGCGTCGACGCCGCCCCGGACATGGGCGCGGCCGCCGCCATCTGGGCGGGCCGGGGCGCGCATGTCGTGCCGTTCCATTGCCGCACGGGCGACCAGCTCGCCCCGCCGATGACGGACGCCGGCGAGATCGCCGAGGCCTGGGCGCGCGACCCGCATGCGCAGATCGGCGCGGCGGTCGGCCGGCGCTTCGGCGTCTTCGCGGTCGTCGCCGATCCGATGGATTGGGATTCGATGGCGCAGGGCCGGCCGCAGCCGGGGCCGCGCTGGCGCGGGGGCGCGACCTGGCGTGAGATCGCGCTGTTTCGCTGGTCGCCCGTTTGCGACGGGATCGTGCGGCCGGGCCGCCTCTACCGGGCGCCGGGCGTCAACGTGCTGGCCGGGGGCTCGGCTGTGATGCTGCCGCCGTCGCCGCCGGGCGGCGCCGAGCTGGTCGTCATCACGCCCGGCGAGATCGCGCCGCCGCCGGCATGGCTGCTCGAAGAGCTGGCCTTCGACGGCCTGGTGCTGAGCCTCGCCACGGGGCGCGGCCGGCTGCGGGACCACATCGCGGCCGCGCCAGCGGGGGAGACGGTCGCCGAGCCGGCCTCCCCGACGTCCTCGCGCCGCGCTTCCTCGAAATCCGCTCCCGCGCCCTCGCCTGCGAAAGGCGCTGAGCCCGACAAGGCGGGCAAGCGCCGGGCCGCCCGAAGGACTGCCTGGGCGCGCTCGGGCATCCGGCGCGAGTTGGCCGGCATTCGCGCCGGCGACGGGGCCGCCGAGGCGCTGGGGCGCGCCGCCTGGGCGCTCGGTCGGTTCGTCGCCGGTGGCGATCTCGACCAGGCCGACGCCGAGGCGAAGCTCTGGGGGCAGGCGCGGGCGCTCGGCCTGGTCGGCCAGCTTGGCGAGGCCGAGGTCTCGGCCCGGATCGGCGCCAGCCTCAAGCGCGGCGTCGACGCCGGCGCGCGGCAGCCGGCGGAGGCGTCGTGATGGCATACGACCAGAATCCGACGCTGCATCCGCCCGCCGACATCGCACCCGTGCGCCCGCTCGGTTTCGACTCCGGCGCGCTGTTCCTGCTCGACGGCGCCGGGCAGTTCCGACGCATCACGGCGAAGGACGCCGAGGCCGGACGCGGCGTCTATGACTTGTTCGCCGGCGGGCTCGGCGGCGACGGCATGCCGGCCGAGGAATGGCTCGAAAAGTTCTTTCCGCCGAGGCGCGAGCGCCAGGGCGGGGCGGCCTGGTCGTCGGTCGACGCCGGCGCGTGGCTGATCAAGGCCTGCAAGGCGGCCTCGATCTTCGACGCGACCATCGAGCTGCGCCGGCTCGGCGTCTGGCGCGAGGGGCCGGCGGCGGTCGCGCATGCCGGGCTTGCTTTGATCGACGCGGAGGGCTCGGTCTCGCCGGCGGGCTGCATGCGGGCCGGGGCGGTCTATCCGACCAGCTCGCCGGGCGCCTTCCGCGACATGCTCGACCCGCTGCCCGAGGCGGCCTCGGCAGCCGACATGCTCGACCTGTTCAATGAGGTCCGCCGGGGCTGGGGATGGCGGCGCGCCGACATCGACGCGGTCGCCTGGTTCGGATGGGTCGCGCAGGCGGCGCTCGGGGCCTTCCCGCGCTGGCGCTCGCATCTCTGGGTGCAGGGCCAGAAGGGCTCGGGCAAATCGCAGCTCATCCAGCTCGGCCATGAGCTGCTGGGGCCGCTCTCGCCGCAGGTCTATTCGGACTATTCGCCGGCGGGCGTGCGCCAGGCCGCGAACGGCCAGGCAAGGGCGCATCTTTTCGATGAGGCCGAGGCGACGGGCGGCGCGGGGCGTGTCGAAGGCGTTATCGAGATGGCGCGCACGATGAGCGGCGGCGAGGGCTCGCTCACGATCCGGGGCGGCTCGGATCACACGTCGGTCGCCTTCGCGCTGCATGGGGCCGTGTATCTGGCCAGCATCATCCCGGGCCGCCTCGAACCGCAGGACCGCTCTCGCTTCGTGATGCTCGAGCTGGGCGGGCGGCCGCGCGCGACGGACCCGGCGGCCGCCGAGGAAGCGCTGCTCGCCCTGCATGAGCGCGCGGCGGAGCTCGGGCGCGGCTTCTGGCGTCGGATGCTGGCGCGCTCGGTCGATTGGGACCGGGCGCACAAGCTCGCTTCGGCCTATGTGCAGCGGCTCGGCGGCGAGGCGCGGGACGGGCAGACCATCGGCGCGGTGCTCGCCGGCTGGCATCTGGCGACCAGCGATGCGCCGATGACCTGGGACGACCTCGAAGAGATCAACGATGTGGCGCTGGCGCTGCTCGATGACAGCAAGGCCGCGCAGGAAGAGGGCGAGGGCGAGCGCTGCTGGTCGCATCTCATGAACAGCGAGGTGAATTTCGGCGGCGGCGAGAAGCGCCGCGTTGGCGATGTCGTGTGGTCCGCGCGGGGCGGCGACGCCTCCGAGGCGTCGCGCAAGCGCCTCTCACGCTTCGCGATGCGGCTCGCGCCGGGCGAGTCCATCGACGGATCGGAAGATCGGCTCTGGATCGTCTCGGGCGTGAACAAGGCGCTTGATGAGCTGTTCCGGTCGACCCGCTGGGCCGGGGGCGGGCATCGCGCCGCGCTGTTGATGCTCGACGGCGTGAAGCCCGAGCCGGCGCCCAAGCGGGTCGGCGGCATGCCGGCCCGCGTCCTGGCGATCCCACGGAAATACTGGCCCGATTACAGGGCCGAGGATGGAGGCGATAGCGATGAGTGATTGGTCGGCCGATCCTGATCTCGGGGACGATGAGACCGCCTTGGGCGGCTCCGGCGTCTGCCACGAATGCGGCGGAGACGGCGAGGTCGTCTGCGAAGCATGCGGCGACTGGGACGACGCGAGCGTCTGCACCGAATGCCACGGCTCCGGGCTGGCGCCGTGCTGGGAGTGCTCGTGATGGGCTCGCCGGCGCCGGCGGGCGTTGTCGCGCTGTTCCTCGCGCCCGACGGGCATGTGATCGCCTCGGCGGTCGACTTCAATCAGGCTCGCAACGGCATGCCGCTTGAGGACTCGCAGCGGGCGCGCGCCGAGCAGGCGCTCGCGCATCGGGTGGTCGCGGCCCTGGCCTCGCCGCTGCTGGCGAAGGCGCTGGACGGCTTCGCGCTCGATACGGTCATGCGCAAGATGACCGAGGCCGGTTGCAGGACCGTGGTCCTGCATGTCGGAGGGGCGGCGTCATGAGCGGGCCGAAGCGGATCCAGCTTTCGCGCCGCAAGGGCTGGCGCAAGCCGGAGGGCGCGGTGGTCGTCGCCCGGCCGAGCGCGTTCGGGAATCCGTTCAACTGGCGCGATTGCCCGGCGGAAGTCGGCCCGCCCGGATGGGCGCGCGGCGCGGCGGTCGACGACTTCCGCAATTGGATCACGGGAACATGCAGCGGCCTTTCGCTCTGGTATCCGCGCCGTCGCGAGGAGCTTCTGCGCCGCCTGCCCGAGCTGCGCGGGCGTGATCTCGCCTGCTGGTGTCCTCTCGACCAGCCTTGCCATGCCGACGTGCTGCTCGACCTGGCGAACCGGCCGGAGGGCGGAGAATGACCTGCGGCGCGTGCCTCTATTGGCTCAAGGGCTGGCGAACGGATGAGAGCGGCCGGCGCGTCGCCCGGTTCCTGTTCTGCGCCCGCTTCCCGGAATACGTCGAGCGCGACGCCGATCACGTCTGCGGCGAGTTCAAGAGTCGGAACCGTCCGAACCGGCGGTCACGCGCGGCCGCGCGCGCGCGGGCCGAGAAGCCGAGGCGGCGGGCATGAGCGGCCCCGGCTCCCTCCCGCCTCCCTCCCCTGCGGAGCTGCTTAGGCGGCGGTCCTGCGGCTGCTGCGGCGGCGAGGGGCGCGTCGCCGGCGCGGACGGCCGGGCTCGGCCCTGCTCGCGCTGCAGCGATGAGGCCTACCGGGAGTGGTCGGGCTTCTGGCGCTTCCATGGATGGCGGCCTGGCGCGTCGCCGGTGTCGTCTCTCGAAGAGTGGAGGGCGCGCCGTGCTCGACAAATCACATAGACAAGGGCGTTACGATCCGGGGTCGGCCGTAACGCCGCCGTTTCGGGTTTCGTATCGGTCAAAGCGCCAACGGAATCCGAGGCTTACAGCTCAGAATGCGCAAAGCGTTACGGCGTTACGGTTCACGCCGATGACTCGTCATGCCTGCGCCCATGGTGGGGGTGTTCCTACCGTAACACGTAACCACCCATCTATTGAGAAGGAAGAAAAGAAAGAAAAACAAAGGGTTGGGGCGTCGAAATCAGCGGTACGGTCGCGTTACGGTCGGGCGGCGACCGTAGCGGTTGAGGGCCGGCGACACGATATATTGAGAGGCGAGGCGATGAAGCGTCGAAATATGGTGACCTTGGGCTATGGCGATGCGCGCGTGACCGTAGCGGCGACGCGCGAGGGCGTTTTCGAGCGGCCTGCGCGCTCGGACCTGCAGCGGCAGGCCTGGGGCTTCGCCGGCCCGGCTGAGCCGGTGCGGGTGGCGCCGCGCTCGGCGGATGCGCTGCGGACGGCGCGCGAAGAAACCGGATTCGCGTTCGAGCAGGCGGCGGTGCGCGGACAGCGCCGGGCCGACCAGGCGCTGCCGCGCGACGGCGGCGCGCCCGAGGGCTCGGTGCGGGGCCATCTCGTCGAGATCGCCGGCTCGGGCTCCGAGCGCATCCGGCGGCGCTGCTCGCCGATCAATGATCCGGCGTTCAGGATCGACCCGGCGCTGCGGCTCGCCGGCCAGCGGTTCGAGCGCCTGGCGGCGCAGGCCGAGGGCGTCGAGCGGATGCGCGGCACGCTCGACGACACGCCGCCGAGCACAGACGCCGACCCGGACGCGGCGCGGGCGCGCGCCGTGCGGGCCTTCCACGCCTTCGAGCGGATCGCGGGGCAGATTCCGGCGCTTCCGGCGCTGGTGACGCCGAACGGCAATGTGAGCGAGTGGCAGGTGCTGCAGCTCGTGGTGCTGCAGCGGCAGACGCTGGTGCGGGTTGCCTGCGGCGACAAGGGATGGCGCTACCGCAAGGCCAAGGCGCTTCTCGAGGCCGCGCTCGAGCGCGTCGAGGGCCTGCTGCCGGAGTGGGCGAAATGAGCGCACGCGAGCCGGTCAATCAGGCGGTTTCAGCCGCTCGGGTCGCCGAGCGGGCGGCGGCGCGGGCCGAGAAGGCCGCCGGGCTCTCGCGCAACTGGGCGGCGGTGCTCATCGCGCTCATCGTCGCGCTCGGCTACTCTGCGCCGCATGTGACGCGGTTTCTGGAAGTCCGGGCGATCGCGGCCAGCGGAGAGGACCCGCTGCGCGTCTACTGCGCGGCGAGCTGGCCGAGCACGACGGACTTTGCGCGTGTGACGATCTGCGAGGCGGTGGCGAGCGCCGAGCGCCGGGCCGGCGGCCTGGCGTATGAGATCGGGCGGATGGAGGCGAAGTGATGAGCGCGATGAAACAACCGGGCGAGCGGAGCCCGCGCCAGTTTCTCGACGAGAGCGGCGTATATCAGGTGGTCTATGGGCCGATGATGAAAATGGCCCATGCACTGATGCGATCCTTTCCCGATCTCGACAGTGGCCGGGCCGAGCGACTGGTCGGAGGCCTCATGGCGGCGCTCTGCAGACTTGGCGACGCTTCGAAAGCCGAGCGGGTCTCGGTCGAGGTGATGCAGGCGCTTGTCGCTGGCCGGATGAGCGGAGACCAGTTCCGCAGCCTGCGCGAGGCGGCGCCGCTTCTTATCGACGAAATGTTCGTTGAGGCCGGAGGCGATCCCGACGCATTCGTGCGCCACGGCTGCGCTGGCACATATCCGTCCGACCTAATCTTTTTGGCGCTCGATGCGCTCGCGCGGGATCGCTGGTGATGGTGCGCGGCGGGCTTCCATGTGGCGTCGATATGGCGGCCCGCCTCATTTTGTGGATTGACCGGGTGGATACCTTAACGCTAGTGGATTGGCAGGGTCGCAAGAGAACCGCCGAGGCCGAGAGGTCGCCGGCGGTTTTTGCGTTCGGCCCTCGCCCATCCTGTCGGGCGTCTCCTCCCTGCCTGGGCCGGCCGCTTGCGCAGCGGCGGCGGCCGGCGCTTTTTTGGAACCGAGCGAGCATGACGAAACCACGACGCCAACCGAGCGCCGGGCCGATGAAGCCCTGCGCGCGGCCGGGCTGCGCGGTGCTGTTGCCGCTTGGCGTGAGCTACTGCTCGAAGCACCAGGCGGAGGCCGATGAGGTGAGGCGCAAGCGAAATGCGCGGGCCGATGGCCGGCGCCGGGCGCGCTCCGACAACGCTTGGCGCGGGTGGTACAAGCTCGCCAAGTGGGCGAAGCTGCGCAAGGCGGTGCTCGATGAGCAGCCGCATTGCGTCATGCATCTGGCGGTCGGCCGGTTCGTCCTGGCCAACGTGGTCGACCACATCCGCCCGCATCGGGGCGACTGGTCGCTGTTCTTCGACCGGACAAACCTGCAAAGCCTCTGCGAGACCTGCCACAACAGCACGAAACAGGCGGAAGAGCGCGCGGCCGAACGCCTCGGCGAGGACCGGGGGGCGGGTCAAAGTGGCAAGGCCGGCGGCGAGGGGACCGGCGTTTTGGCTCATTTTTTTGTGCGGGTTGGAAATCAACGGGGGGTGTCCGATGGCTGAGCGCGGACGCAAGCCTCGCCTTGACAGCAAGCGCGCCATGGCCGGCGCGTTCGGCATCCGGGCTCGGGTCGTCGGGCTCGACGACTTCCCCGCCCCGCCGGCAGACTTCGACTCGCACGCGGTCGACGCCTATCAGGCGATTGTCGAGCATCTGGCCTTCAACAAGGCGCTTGCGGTCGTCGACCTACCGCTCATCTGCATTGCCGCCTCGGCCTGGTCGCGCTGGGTCGCGCTCGACGCCGAGGTGCGCCAGGCCTCCGAGACCGGCGCCAATGGCTTCCTCTCCGGCCTCGCGCAGGCGCGCGCCGCCGCCGAAAAGTCCTACCGCTCGACCGTCTCCGAGCTGGGCCTCTCGCCGGTGTCCCGAATGAAGACTGACGGCGCGCTGCAGCATTCCCTTTTCGACCTTCTGGACCGTACCGCCTCCGGGCGCGGGGATGCCGGCGCGGGGCATGATCCCTTTGCGCCGCGCGAAAAGGTGGTCCCGATCCGCTGATGCGCGATTACGTCGCGATTGCGGAAGAGTACGCCGATGGCGTGCTCTCTGGCGCTGTGCCTGCCTGCGTGTGGACGCGCAACGCCTGCGCCCGCTTCCAGCGGGACCGCCAGCGCGAGGCGGCGGGCTGGAAGTACCGCCTGGACCCTGCGGCCGCCGAGCACGCCTGCGCCTTCGCCGAGACCTTCGAGCATGTCGAAGGCGAGTGGGCGTCACGCTCCGAGCGCCTGGAGCTGCAGCCCTGGCAGGTTTTCATCTTCGTCAACGTGTTTGGGTGGCTCAAGGTCTCGACCGGCTATCGCCGGTTCACGACCGTTTACGTTGAGGTCCCGCGCAAGAACGGCAAATCGGCGATGGTGGCGCCCATCGGGCTTTACATGCTCGCGCTCGACGGCGAGGCCGGCGCCCGCGTCTACTCGGCGGCGACCAAGGCCAAGCAGGCGCGAATCGTCTTCGACGTCGCGCGGCAGATGGCAAAGCGCAATGTGACGTTTCGCGAGCGGTGCGGCGTCAAGGTGCAGCAGCACAAGCTCATCGGCGACGATCTCTGCGAATTCACGCCGCTCGAGGCGCAGAAGCTCGACGGGCTCAACGTGCATTGCGCCCTGGTCGATGAGGTGCATGAGCATCCCGACTCCCGAGTGGTCGATGCGCTCGACCAGGCGCGCGGCGCGCGCCGGCAGTCGCTGCTCTTCATGATCACGACCGCCGGCTCTGATGTCGGTGGCGTCTGCTACCGCTGGCGCGACTATCTCTGCAAGGTGCTCGACGCCGAGCTGCCGGTCGATGATGAGGCGTTCTTCGGCATCATCTACGCGGCCGATGAAGGCGACGACATCTTCGACGAAGCGACGTGGTGGAAGGCGAATCCCAACCTCGGCGTCTCCAAGTCTCTCGATTACATGCGCGACCAGGCGAACAAGGCGAAGGCCTCGCCGCCCGAGCGCGGCGCGTTCATGCGCAAGCATCTCGACGTCTGGACGCAGGTGGGGGCCACGGCCTTCGATATTGACGGCTACAAGCGCGGGCAGCGCCGGCTCGACCGTGCGTCCTTCGCCGGGCTCGGCGGCGTCGTCGGCGTCGACCTGGCGCAGAAGGATGACCTGGCCTCGGTCGTCTGGGCCAATTGGATCGAGTCGCGCGAGGGCGTGCGCGAGCTGGTGCTGCTCGCCGACCATTTCGCCAGCGCCGCGACCGTCGACGCGCCCGGAAACGAGCATCTGCGCGGATGGGCCGACCAGGGGCTCATCCGGGTGTCGCCGGGCCATCTCATCGACTTCGAAGCCATCCAGGACATGATCCTCGAACGCTGTTTCTTCCATGCCGCTTCCGAGGCGAGCTTCGACCCGCAATTCGCCGCCGGCATCATGGCCGCGCTCTCGCGCGAGGGCGTGCTCTGCGTCGAGTGGCGGCAATCGCCCATGAACATGGATCCGCCTTTCCAGCTCGTGCAGGGGCTGGTCGCCGAGGGCCGTGTCGTCACGGATGAGCGCGACCAGGTGCTCGCCTGGATGTTCCGAAACACGCTCGATGAGCAGCGCGGCGAGTTCCATCGCCCGGCCAAGCGACGCCCCGGCGAGAAAATCGACGGCGTGTCGGCGGCGGTCTCGGCGGTCGGTCGCCTCATGGCGGTCGAAGAGCCCGCGCCGGAGAGCGTCTACGAAACACGGGGGTTTAGATTCGTCGGATGAGCTGGTTAACGCGATTCCTTCCTGCGTTGTCGGGCAGCTCCCGCGCGGATGTCGCGCTCGCCGAGACGCCGCGCACGCCGCGCGCCGCCGGCGACGCCATCGACCTGCTGAGCGTCACGGACTCTGCCGAGCTTGATCGGTTCTTCCGGGGTCTTGGCGTCGGTTCGGCCTCCGGCGCGATGGTGACGCCCGAGACCGCGATGCGGGTCTCGACGGTTTATCGTTGCGTCTCGATCATCGCCGAAGGCGTCGCCAGCGTGCCGCTCGGCGTCTATCACGACGACGGCACGCGCTCCGAGCGCAAGCGCGGTCATGCGGTCGACCGCCTGCTCTCCCGCCGGCCGAACGCCTGGCAAAGCCCGTATGAGTTCCGGCGGCAGCTCACGTCGCACATCCTGCTGACCGGCAACGCCTTTGCGCGGATCATCCGGTCGCAGGACGGCCGCCCCACGGACCTGTTGCCGCTCAACCCGGATCGGGTCGAGGTCGAGCAGCGCGCCGATTTCTCGCTCGCCTACCGCTACCGGAACGGCAACGGCAGCGCCTTCACGCCGATGCGTCCCGAGGATGTGCTGCATCTGCGGGGCTTGAGCGTCGACGGCGTGACGGGGCTCTCGGTCATCGGCCAGGCGCGCGAGGCGATCGGCGTCTCGATGGTGACGGAAGAGCATGCGGCGCGGACCTTCCGCAATGGCGCGCGGCCCTCCGGCGGCGTGGCGGTAGAGGGCAAGCTTTCCGATGAGGCGTTCGACCGGCTCAAGGCCGATCTGGCCGAGCGCTATGAGGGGCCGCAGAACGCCGGGCGCGTCATCCTGCTCGAAGAGGGCGCCACGTTCGTCCCGTTCACGATGTCGAGCGTCGACGCGCAGTTCATCGAGACGCGCCGCTATACGCGCGAGGACATCGCGCAGATGTTCGGCGTTCCGCCCTTCCTGCTCGGCGACACGACCAAGGCGACCGCCTGGGGGTCGGGCCTCGAGCAGATCATGCTCGGCTTCAACCGATTCACGCTCGGCCCGTGGCTGACGCTCTGGGAACAGGCCATCAACCGCGACGTTCTCGGCGAGGCCGACCGGGCCGCCGAGGCGCGCTTCGACGACCGGGCGCTGCTGCGCGGCGACATCACGACCCGAACCGCCTTCAACGCCGCAATGCTGCAGTGGGGCGTGATCTCGCCGAATGAGGTCCGGCGTGACGAGGGCTTCGCGCCGCGCGAGGGCGGGGACGTGTTTTATCCGCCGCCGAACATGGCGGCCGCTCCGGGCGGCGCTGCGCCCGAGACCCGCGACTAGAGGGAGACAGCCGATGTCGCTTCGACAGCTCGCCGAGCTACGCCTGCCGATGGCCTATTCGGGCGCGGAATGGGAAGAGCCCGAGGACATCCTGCGCCGCAAGCATGGCGGCGTGCTCGCGCGCTGGGCTCGCTCTGCCCGCGCCGCCGAGGCCGACGATCGCGCCACGATCTCGATCTATGAGCCGATTGGCGAGTCCTGGGACGGCTCCGGCGTGACCGCCAAGCGCGTCGCCGGCGCGCTGCGGCAGATCGGGGCGCAGCCGGTCGCGGTCAACATCAATTCGGGCGGCGGCGACCTGTTCGAAGGCCTCTCGATTTACAATCTGCTGCGCGAGCATCCGGCCGAGGTCACGGTGCGCGTCGTCGGCCTGGCGGCCTCGGCGGCCAGCGTCATCGCGATGGCGGGCGACCGGATCGAGGTCGGGCGCGCGGCGATGCTCATGATTCACAAGGCGTGGGGCCTGGTGATCGGCAACGCCGACGACATGCGCCGCGCCGCCGATGATTTCAGCGACTTCGACGACCTCATGGCCGGCGTCTACGCCGCCCGCTCCAAGCAGAGCGCCGAGCAGGTCGCCGAGTGGATGACGGCCGAAACGTGGTTCGGCGGCGAGAAGGCCGTCGAGGCCGGGCTCGCCGACGCGCTGCTGCCGGCCGACCAGGTCGAGGAAAAAGCCGCCGCCGCCGCGCAGGATCGCGCGCCGAATGCGGCGCTTCGAAGAATAGACGTCGCCCTCGCGAAGGACGGCGTTTCGAGGCGAGAACGCCGCGCGCTTCTCGCCGACCTTGGCACGCCGAGCGCTGCCGAACCTCGCGAGCTGGCCGGCTCGCAGACTGTCACGCCTCCGGCTGACAACGTCACGCCTCGCGCTGACGACTGGACCGCAGCGACGCCCGAGATGGGCCGTCTCATGCAAGCTTTCACGATCTAGGAACACAAACCGACATGACGAAAACGAACCTGAAGGCGGTCGAGCTTCCGACCGCCGCCCGAGACCGGCTGCGCGCGATCGGCGTTGCTCCCCGCGCCGACGCCGAACGCCAGACCGCAAACGTCAACACGCCGGCAAACGCCGCGCTGCCCGAGGGAACGCCGGCCGAGCAGCTTGGCGCTCTGCACAGCGCGTTCGCGCAGTTTCGCGCGGCGAATGACGAGCGCCTCGCGCAGATTGAGCGGGGCCGCGAAGATGTGGTCACGCGCGAAGAGACTGACCGGCTCAACGAAGAGGTCGGCCGCCTGCAGGGGCGCATCGACGCGCATAACGCGCGCCTCGAAGGGCTGGCCCTCAATGGCGGCGGCGGCGAGCGGTCGGGCGTGCGCTCGGGTCTGATCGAGCGCTTCCACAATGCCGAGTATTCGCAGGCTTACGGTGGGTTCCTCCGGCGCGGCGGCGAGGCGCAGGAAGCGGCGCTCGCGAGCATGGCCAACGGCCTGCCGATGGCGGCCATCGTGGGGACCTCGGACGCCGCTGGCGGCTACGTGGCGCCGATCGAGTGGAACCGGCAGATCATGGATGAGCTGCGCAACCTGGTCGGTATGCGCCGGCTGGCGCGCGTCGAGACGATCTCGGGCTCTGGCTTCCAGGACCTCTATCCGTCCGGCCTGCCGGCGCGTGGGTGGGTCGGCGAGGCTGATGCGCGACCGTCTACCGCGACGCCGACGTTCAGCGCGCTGACCTTCAACGCCGAAGAGCAGTACGCCAATCCCGGCATCTCGCAGCGCATGCTCGATGACGCGGTGATCGATATCGAAGCGTGGCTCGCCGGCAAGATCGCCGAGGCCTTCGCGATCGACGAGAACGCCGCTTTCGTGACTGGCGACGGCGACGACAAGCCCTTCGGCATTCTCGACTATGTGACGGGCGAGGCGTCGGCGGCGAAGCATCCTTTCGGCGCCATCGCCAAGGTCATCAGCGGCGGCGCGACGACGCTGACCTATGACGGTCTCATCAACCTGGTGCATGAGCTGCCGTCGCAGTACGCGGCCAACGCAAGCGTCGCGATGAATCGTCTGACCATGGGCGCGGTTCGCAAGATCAAGGATACGGACGGCTATCCGATCTGGCAGCCTTCGCTCGCGCTCGGCGACCCGTCGACGGTGCTCGGGCTGCCGAATGTCGAGCTCTCCGACCTGCCGAATGTCGGCGCGGGGACCTTCCCGGTCATCGTCGGAGACTTCATGCGCGGGTATCTGATCGTCGACCGGCTCGGCATCCGCGTGCTGCGCGATCCGTACACGAACAAGCCCTATGTGCAGTTCTACACGACCAAGCGCGTGGGCGGCGGCGTGCGCGACCCGAAGGCGTTCCGGGTGCAGGAGGTCGCGGCCTCCTAACGCCGGGAAGAGCTGACAGCGCGGCCGCCTGGCGACGGGCGGTCGCTTTCATTTCGGGAGACGAAACCTTGAAAGCGAAGATGACAGAAGCGCGTGAGCTGGTCGGGCCGGGTAACCAGCTGACCGAGTTTCCGGTCGGCGCAATCGTGTCGGGCAAGACGGCGCGCGTGGCGTTGGCCAACGGATGGGCCGAGGAAGTCCCGGACGATACGCCGGAGAGCGCGCCGGCGGAGGTCTCCGGCGAGCAGACGCCATCTCAGGCCGTGGCCGCCATGGTCGACGCTCTGGGCCAGGCCAAGCGCGATCTCGCCGAGCGCGATGCGCGGATCGCCGAGCTGGAGGCGCGCCAGGGCGACGCCGACGATGAGAGCGCGCGCTCGACCATCCAGGCCGCCGAGGATGAGGCCGCCCGGATCATGGCGCGGGCGGAAGAGGACGCCGGAAAGATCGTCGATGAAGCCAAGGCGAAGGCCGCCGAGATCGTCGCTGACGCCGAGAAGAAGGCGAAAGGGACGCTCAATGCGGAGCTGGATGCGCTCAAGGCGGGCAAGACCACCAAGAGCGGCGGCGGCTCGGCGAAGTAACGCGCCATGACGTTCGTCATCCCAAGCCTGGACCCGGTGCAGACGATGGCGCCGGGCGCCTTGCCTGTCTCTCTCGCCCTGGCGAAGGCGCATATGCGCATCGACCATGCCGAGGAAGACTCGCTCATCGAGCAGTATCTCAGAGCGGCGACGGCGCATCTGGACGCGCGGCGGGGCGTGCTCGGGTTCTGCCTGATCGCGCAGCGCTGGCGGCAGGACTTCCCGCGCTGGGGGCGTCTGCGGCTTCCCTTCGGGCCGGTGCGCTCGGATGGCCTGGTCTCGGTCGATTATGTCGACGCGGCGGGCGCGGTGCAGCCCTACGCGGTGCCGGCGGGAACGGTGGTCTATTCGGAGCATGGCGCGCTGTGGGTGGAGCTGACGCCGGGCCTGGCGCTCGCCTCGCGGCCCGACGCGGTGCGCGTGACCTTCGAGGCCGGAGAGGTCGAGGTCGAAGAGGACACGTACAATGTGCCGCCGCAGATCGTGCAGGCGATCCTGCATCTGACGGCGTTCATGTATGAAAATCGCGACATGGAACCGCCGCAGGCGGGCTCTCCCGTGGCCATCGGCGTCGACCGGCTGCTCGATCCGATCCGAAAGCGGCGTGTCTGATGCGGGCTGGTCGCCTCAATGAGCGCATCTCGATCATGCGGTCGACGTCTGTTCCCGATGGCGGCGGTGGGGAAACCCAGACATGGGCGGAGGCCGGCCAGCGCTGGGGCGCGTTCAAGCCGGTCGATGCGCGCGTGCGGGCCGAGCAGGTATCCGGCGGGGCGCAGGTCGCGCCGACAGGCGGCGTCGTGACGCTGCGCGCCGACACGCTGACGCGCTCGCTGAGCATCGACGATGTGCTCGAGTTCGCTGGGCGGAGCTGGAATGTCCGCGAGGTGCAGCCGGCGACGCGCTATGGCTCGATTTCCGTGGCGGTTGAAAGCGAATGAGCGATTACCTGCCGGGCGATGGCCGCCAGCGGATCGAGGGCGACCTCTCCGAGGATATCGAGCGGGCAATCGGCCTCAACAGCGACCGCCCGGTCTCGAAAGGCGGGTCGAGTCGCGTCAAGGGCGCGCGCGAGCTCCGGTCTAAGCTCCGGCGCATGCCGGCGGCGCTGAAGGCCGAGGTGCGCGAGATCAATGAGCACGCGGCGCGCGAGGCGCACGCATCCGGGCTCGCCTGGATGGACGCGCTCGGCATCGGCAACATCACGGGGCAGCTCCGCAAACAGTACCGGTGGAAGGTCTCGCGCAACGGGCTTTCGGCCCGCGTCGGCTATCTGACCAAGGCCGCCCGGCGGAAGGTGTTTTACGCGATGTTCCTGCACAACGGCACGCGCCACATCGTGGCGCGGCCGTTTCATCAGCTCGCCATCGACGAAAGCCGGCTCAAGTGGGCGACCAACCTGCGGTCGATGCTTTCGCAGATCGTCAATCAGCGCGATGTCGGCGGGCGCCGCGTCTACCGCGCGCCGAGGTGGAAGCGCCGCCGATGACCGTAGAACGCTCCTGGGAGTTCCAGACGGGGCTTTATGACCTGGTCTCGGCCGCACTCGTCGGCGAGGGCCTGAGCGGCGGCGACGTGCCGGTCTATGACCGCGCGCGAGCCAACCCGCCAGCGCTCTTCGCCAGGCTCGACAGCCATAATGTCGTCGACGCGGAGGTGAAGGCGGGCGCGGCCGCGCAGCACGGGATGACGGTGCATCTGTTCCACAGCGACGCGACCAGCCGGGCCGAGATCAAGCGGCTTGCCGGCGTGGTCGCGGCCGCTCTGCGCGACCAGGTCGTCGCCGGCGGCGCGCTGCAGATCGAGACAACAGCCTTTCAGGTGGATGACGACGGGCAGGCCGAGCACGCCATGCTGCGCGTCTCCGCCTGGATCATGCCGGCGACGGCGTAACCGACCGGCGCTGCCGGCGTTCAACTCAAGGGGCAGAAATGGCCGACTCCAAACGCTTCAAGGTTTTCATCAGCTCGGACGGGACCGACGCCGGTTCGAAGAACGAGCTGGCCTCGCAGGGCGACTTGACCGTGAACCTGGGCAAATCGACCGAGCGCGTGGTGCAGAAGAATGCGGTGCATTCCTACTCGACCGATGAGGGCTTCTCCGTCGACGGCTCGTTCATCCCGGCGCGGCCGCTCTCGGTCGCGCAGGCCGCGCTCATGACGGCGCACGACAATGAGACGACCGTCTACGCCTGGATTGAGGACGAAGCGACCGGCGGCCTTTCGTTCGAAGGCGACTTCAAGGTGGCCATCTCGAACCTGGACGCGCCGGCGCAGGGCGTTCAACAGCTCAACTATTCGTTGAGCGCCGAGGGCTCGGTCACGCGGGGCGTCGTTTCCTGATGCGTGAACGCGTCATGATGTGGGTCGGCGGGGGCGAGCATCCGCTCGCGCCGACCTACGGCGCCGCCGCCGAGATCGAGGCGGCGACGCAAAGCTCGCTCGGGCAGCTCTGGCAGGCGCACGCCGCCGGCGCGCTGCAGATCGGAGAAATGGCGGCCATCGTGACGGCCGGCATGAACGCGGCGAAGGCCGACGCGGCCGAGCTGCGCGACGTCGCCGAGCACATCTTCGATCGCGGCGTCGGGGATGTGAAACAGCGGCGCGAGATCGCCGCCTTTCTCGCAGCCATGCTCTGGGCGCCCGCCGAGGCGCGGGAAAAGCTCGCGGCCGAATGGGGCGAGCCCGAGACGAACGCGGAGGCGGCGTGATCTCGGACCTGTTCGGCTTCGCGGTCGCGCATCTGAGCTGGCGGCCGGCTGACTTCTACTCGGCGACGCCGCGCGAGTTCTGGGCGGCCGCCTCGGCGGTCGAGGCCGCGCAGCCGAAGCGCTCGGGGCTCATCAACACGGGCGGAGAGGTGTTCTAGGTGGAGCGGCTTCTAACCGTCTTCGACGCGGCTACGGCGCCGTTCGAGAAGGGCGTCTCGCGGGTCGAGCGCGCCCTCGGTCGCTTCGAGCGCGGCGTCGACAAGCGTCTGCGCAATTTTGACCGGCGCTTCGAGCAGTCGGCGCGCTCCATCCGCATGCTCGAGCGCGCGCTCATCGCGCTCGGAACGGGCGCCGCCGCCAACGCTGCGCGAAAGTACGCCGAGAGCTGGCGTCAGTTGCAGCGCTTCATGACCGCTGCGGGCTTCGAGGCCGAGGACGCCCGAGACCGGATCATCGCCGCGTCAATGCGCGTGCGCGGCGATGCCGAGCAGTTCGCGCTTGCGGTCAAGCAGCTCGGTCTCGCGACCGGCGATGGTCTCGACCTGACCATCCGCCGCGCCGAGACGCTGCAGAAGCTCCTGAAACTGAACGGCGCGACGGCGGCGCAAGCCGGCTCGACGATGCTGCAGCTCACGCAGGCGATCCGGGCCGGGACGCTGCAGGGCGATGAATTCCGCTCTCTGCGGGAGAACGCGCCGGCGCAGTTCATGGAAGCCATCGCGCGCGAGGCCGGGGCGACCATCGCCGACCTGCGCCAGCTCTCGAAGGAAGGCAAGCTCTCCGCCGACCTGGTCATCGGCGCGCTCGACAGCCTGGACGGCCTCGCGGACAGGAAATTCGCCAAGCTCGCGCTCTCTGGCGAAGAGGCGTTCAAGATTCTCGAAACCGGGCTCGCCAAGTTCGTTGGACAGGTCGATGAGAGTCTCGGCGCGACCGAGACGATAAACCGCGCGATCGCCGATATGGGCGAGTGGCTCGCCGGCGCCAGCGAAGAGGCTGAAGTCTTCGCGCAAGGTCTCAAGTATGTCGCCGCCGCCGCCGCCTCGCTCGGCGTCGGGCTCTTCGGCGCCAAGGCGGTCAACAGCGCGCAGCGGATGATCGTGGCCCGCCGGGCGCTGATCGCCGCCGCCGTCGCCGAGAACGCAGAGGCGCAGAAAAATCTCGTGCTCGCCCGCTCGAAGGCGGCGGCGGCAGGGGCAAGCGCGGCGGCGGCCAATACGCTCGCGGTGGCGGAGGCGCGGGCTGCGACGGCCGCGAACGCCCTGGCGGCTGCGCAGCAGCGGGTCACGCTGGCGGCGACAGCGGCGACAGCGGCGACGGCTGCGTTTTCGCGCGTCCTGGCGTTCTTCGGGGGGCCGGTCGGCCTGGTGTTCACGGCCCTTGCCGCCGGCGCGATTTACTACACGGCGCAGGCCGGCGCGGCCCGGCGTGAAACCGAATTGCTCGCCAACACGGGCGATGACCTGGTTTCGACCATGGACCAGCTCGCCGACAAGCAGCGGCAGGTCGCCGAGCTGGCGGGCGCTGCCGGCGGCGCGCAGACCGAGGCCTCACGGCAGGCGCGCGTCGCGCTCAACGCCGAAATCGCGGTGCTCGAGCTGAAGCTCGAAAAGATGCGCGAAGAGCTTCGCCTTGCGCAGGATGTGCGCGTCTCGCGCGGCGTCGAGCTGGGCCGCGAAGTGGTCGAGCTGACCAGGGCGATCGACCTTTATGAGCGAGTCAAGAAAGTGCGTCCCGACGCGGTGTCTCAAACCGGGCAGACGCTCGAAGAGATGCGGGCGACGCGCGATTCGCTCATCCAGGAAAGCCGCATGCTTTCGACCGATTACGCGCTCGCCGACGCCCGGCTGAAGGCGGCCGAAGAGCGCGCGAAGGCCGCCAAGGCGGCGGCCGACGCGCCGGCTGGCGCCGGAGCTGGCGCCACGGGCGGCGGCAAGGGGAAGAAGGACAAGCCGCCCGAGCTGCAGGGGCCCGAGTATGATCCCGGCGCGCTGTTTCGCGACCAGCTCCGCGAGGCGCGCGAGCTGCTGGATGAAAACCGCACGGCCGAGGAAAGGCTCGCGCGGGCCAAGCAGCATCTGCTCGACCTGCAGCCGGCGCTTGTCGAGGCGATTCGCGCCGAGGCTTTCGCGCATGGCGAGGTGATCTCTGCAGCCGAGGCCGAGGCGCAGGCCAAGGCGGCGATCGAACGCGCCAATGAGCGTCTGGTCGAGAGCGCCGAGACGGTGCAGAACGCGCAGCGCGAGGCGATGCGCGAGTTTGCGCAGGGCATCGCCTCGACCATCCGCGAGGCCGACAACCTCTCGGACGCGCTCGACAGGATCGCCGACCAGCTTCTCGACATGGTGCTCGATGACGCCTTCTCGACCCTGTTTGGCGGAAAGGCGTCATCGCCGCTCGGCTCCATCTTCGGTTTCATCAGCTCGGGGATCGGATCGCTCCTGGGCGGCGGCGGCGGTTTCACGGGGCTCGGCATCTTCGCCGATGGCGGCATGGTGCGCGGTCCTGGCACGGGGCGCAGCGACAGCATCCCGGCCCGGCTGAGCAATGGCGAATTCGTCGTCAACGCTCGCGCCACGGCCAGAAATCGCGGGCTGCTCGAGGCCATCAACAGCGGCCGCGCATTCGCCGATGGCGGCCTGGTCACGCCCTCGCCTGCGCCGGTCATGGCGCCGCCGCCGGTGATCTCGCCGCGCGCCGGCGTCGCGGCGACCTTCGCGCCCTCGATCACGGTCAACGTCGATGGCGGCGATGATCCGCAGGGGACCGGCCAGGCCGCCGCCCGCGCCGTGCAGGCGGCAGTGCAGGCCGAGATGGCGAAAAGCCTTCGCCCTGGCGGCCTTCTCGACAATGCCCTGAAGGGGAAGCGCTGACATGCCCGAGACCCTGACCGTGCGCGAGCCGCGCCTCACGGGCCAGCAGACGCAGCATTCGGCGACGGTGATTGTCGCCGAGTTCGAAGGCGGATACCGGCAGCGCGCCCGCCCCGGCCCGAACGGCGTCCGCCGGCGGCTCTCGCTCGAATGGCCGGGCATGCCGGAGGCCGAGGCCGAGACCCTGCTCGCATTCCTCAAGGCGCGCGGCGGGGCCGAGGCTTTCTTCTACACGCCGCCGGGCGAGTCTGCGGCGGTGCTCTGGACCTGCGCGAGCTGGTCCGACGCCTGGGTCGGGCGCTCCGCGCGCACGGTCACGGCTCAGTTCGAAGAGGAATTTGACCTTGTCTAAGATGACCGCGCGACTGCGGCAGGCCTCCGACCTGCTGAAAACCGCGATTGTGGCAGTGATCCTCGCCGCCGCGCTCGGGATGCTCTGCCTCGGCGCCTACGCCATCGTGACGGGCTCGCCGCTCACGATCCGGGTTCAGATGGGCTGAGCGCGCGATGCCGCATCCTCTCGACGCCGACCTTGCCGAAGCGCTCGAAGGCTTCGACGTCGGCGAAGTGGTCGAGCTGTTCCAGCTCGACGCCACGGACATCGGCGGCGAGGTGTATAGCTTCGCGCCCTCGCCCGTGATCGACGCGGACGGCGACCAGGCCTTTCCGAGCTTCGGCGGCGTCGTCTACTCGGTGTTGCCGTTCACGCGCGAGGGCTTCGCCTGGTCCGGCTCCGGCCCGCTTCCGACGCCGCGCCTGACGTTCAGTCTGGCGCGTGAGGACGGCGACCAGGCGAGCGCGGCGACGGCGCTTCTGGCCCTGCTCGGTCCGCTCGACGACCTTCTCGGCGCGCGGGTCATCCGGCTTCGGACGCTTCGTCAGCATCTCGACGACGGCGACGACCCGGACGCTGACGCGCATCTCGGGGCCGAGGTCTATGCGGTCGAGCGCAAGGCGGCGCAGACGGGCGACTCGGTGACCTTCGAGCTGCGATCGGCTCTCGATCATGAGGGCGTGACGCTCCCGCGCCGCCAGGCGCTCGACCGCTGCCAATGGCGCTATCGGGTCGCCAATGAGGCCGGCGACGGCTTCGATTATAGCCGGGCGACCTGCCCCTATACCGGCGCGGGGATGTTCGGCCTGGATGGCGGCGCGGTCGCGGCGCCGGCGCTCGACCGCTGCGCGAAAAACCTGGCCGACTGCAAGCTGCGCTTTGGCGCGGCGGCTGAGCTGCCTTTTGGCGGCTTCCCCGGCGTCGGCCGCATCAAGGGCGGAACATGACCGAAGCTCACTGGCCGGATTTCTTCCGGCGCCCGCGCGGCCCGTTCTCGCAGGCCGTGATCGACGCCGCATGCCGGCATGCGGCCGAGACGCCCGGCGAGGAAGCTTGCGGCCTTGTCCTGGCCGGCGAGTTCATGCCTTGCCGCAACGTCGCCGCCAACCCGGCCGAGGCCTTCGAGATCGACGCGGAAGCCCTCTCATGGGCGTTCACGGGCGGCGAACTGGAGGGCGTCATCCACAGCCATCCGGGCGGCCCGTGGTGGCCAAGCGCTGCCGACATGGCTTCGCAGATCGAAACCGGCGTGCCGTGGGCCATCGTGATCCCTGGCGAGCCCGAGTCGGGCTCTGGCGCGCTCGCCTGCGCGTGGGGCGATGGTTTGCCCGCGCCGGCGCTCTTCGACTCCGCTGGCCGGCATCAGCCGCGCGCGTTCTGTCATGGCGTCGCCGACTGCTACAGCATCGCCCGCGCCTACTATTCCGAGCAGGGCGCGCCGCTGCCCGAGTTTCCCCGCGATTGGGAGTGGTGGACCCGAGGCGCGAAGGGGCCGGAGCTCTACCTGCAGGGGTTCGAGGCTGCCGGCTTCGAGCTGGTCACGGTCGACCAGGCCGAGGCGCGTCGGCTGGCGCAGCCGGGCGACGCCTTCCTCAAGGCGCTCAAGAGCGAGACGCCGAATCATTGCGCCATGTATCTCGGCGACGGGCTCGCGCTCGATCATCTGCCGCTGCGGCTGAGCAGCACGCGGCCGGTGAATGTCGTGCTCTCGGGCATGACGCACCATCTGCGGCGGGTGCGCTGATGAGCGGCGTTGCGATCCATCTGCATGGCCGCCTCGGCCGGCGGCTCGGGCGCGAGCTGGTGCGCCTGCGCGTCGTCTCCCCGGCGGAGGCCGTGCGGGCGCTCTGCACCATGCTGCCCGGCGCGCGCGAGGCGCTTGAGAGCGGCGCTTATCAGGTGGTCCGCCAGGCCGGCGCCGGGCGCCTGCGCCGGCAGCGCTCCGACCAGGCCGAGACCCTGCATCGGCGGTTCTCGCCCGGCGAGGGCGCGCTGCACATCGTCCCGCGCGTGCGCGGCCGCAAGCGCGGGGGCTTCGCCAAGATCATCCTGGGAACGCTGCTAGTGGCGGCGTCATTTTTCATCCCCGGCGCCGGCCTTCTCGGCGCCGGGGTCGTCACGCCTGGAGCGGTTCTCGGCATTGGGGTTTCGATGGCGCTCGGCGGCCTGGCGCAGCTTTTCGCGCCGAAGCCCAAGCGCCCTGACTCGCGCAGCGGCGAGCGCGAGACCTCAAACCTGTTCGCCGACAGCCAGAACAACGCCGACCCGGGATCGGCCATCCCGGTCGTCTTCGGCGTCGCCGAGGTCGGGTCGGTCGTGGTGTCGGCCGCCATCAAGGTCGAGGATCGGACATGATGCG